ACCGCGCTCGTCCGTGACCCATCCGATGCACGGATTGGAGAAGTGGTGAATGTCCGTGGAAAACAGGATCAGATCGCCCGGCTGCGGGCGGGGCATGGAGAACTGGGTCATCAGTTATGGGCTCCTTGTGGGCCTAAGTATACAAATGATCCCTTATGCTCGCCGGCGGTGCGGCGGCGTTTTTCGAGCCACTTCACCCACCAGGGATCGACTTCGTGATGCGTCACCGGCGGCTTGTGGTAGGCCGGCCGGTAGGCGGCCAGATACTCCAAGCACTGACAGAGGTGAACCTCTCCCCGGGTGTTGGGTTTGTCCGTGACGATGGCCGTCCCGTTGACGTAGTTGACGATCTTTCGGTACCGCTTGATCTCTCGCTCAAGGTCGGGAACCGCGCCTGCCAGAATCCGCAGTTGCGGCGACCCGCTGGGCCGAATGTGCATGGCCGCCCGCGTACTTTCACAGCGGGCGATCACGTCATCGCAGCCCGCCAAGAATGAGCTGCCTGTGATTTGCGAACGCACGCCCCGCTTCATGAGCTGCTCGGTGTATTGCTCGACGGGCAACCGGCCGGAGCCGATGTCGCGAAGCCGACCGCCGTGGGCGTCGATCAGAAAGGCGTGGAAATGCTGCCCCTCCACCTTTTTGGCGAACTGCTCGCCGAACACGACGGCGTTGGACTGCCGGAGGTAGAGCTGGTCGTAGACGAGCCAGAAGTCATCGGTTGGGGGCACTGCGGCGAACAGTACGGCCGTGACCGCGTGCCCGGGGTCCACCACGGCGTACCGGCACCAGTTGGATGGCACGCGGCCCTCGGGGAGCTGATCCCGCGGAAAGCCGTGGATGCTCATGTCGAAGGACGGGTAGACGAGCACCGAGTCCACGGTGAAGTCGCCCTCCGCTCGCATCCGCAGGACGTCCTCGCCGCTGGCCGCCCAGCGGGCGATGCTCGCCTTCTTCTCGTCGGCGTCGAGGTATGGGTTGTCGAGAAACCGTAGTCGGAACTGCCGAATCAACGATTTGTCGCCGAGTTCTGCTTCGCTCGCGTCGGCGCGTTCCTTCATCCCGAGAAGGGCGTTGTTCGTCGAGTGTGGCATCGCAGACCAGCAGAACTTGCCGCGGCGATCCACGATGCGAGCGAGAGACTCAGGGATCCAACGCTCGTCGTTCAAGTCTTCGTCGACGTGGATGCGATCAGCCTGGTAGCCCTGGACAGGCTCGCCCTCGCTCGAGAAGAAGTGAATCTCCCAGCCAGTCGTGAGCGTAATCTTCTGGCAGTAGCCGGCACTTTTGAGAAGCCAACTGATTTTCTTCACGAAACGCGGAGCGATAAGCGGCGGGGCGGGACGGGCTTCGCTCCGTCTGGCTGCGTCGAGAACCGGATCGAACGCTCGCCATTCGCCGGTGCCAGCGTCCTTGATGATCTTGAAGGCACCGGGTTTCATCAGAAGGGGAAAACACACGAGCCCTAGGTGCTTCCAATCTTTTCCGATGACGACGAGTATCCCGCTCTCCTTTGGGTATTTGTCGAAAGGGTCTTGGCCGGTGACGGCCCGGGCATCCTCCACGAATGTGCAGAGCGATTTTCCCGACCGGTTTCCGCCGATGACTAGGATTTCACTCGCCCGACAGCGATGAATCTCCTCCTGGTTGGGGTTCGGGCGATAGAGCTTGAGAGCCTCGATCTTCCGTTCCCGCAGCTCGTTCTGCAGGTTCTTCAATTCGTCCCGCTCGAACTGCGTCAGGCGGGGCACCGTCGGGATTCGCGGCGGTGAGAGCTTGGGATGCCTTTTGGGCTTTTTTGCCATCGTGAACCTCCCCTTGGATCACTTGCACGGCCTGTTGGAATCGGGCCTGCAACTCTTGCTCGAGTTCGTCTTCGGACCAGAGCGAGAGCGGCCGTTTGACGCCCCCTTGATCGACGTTCTTGGAGACGAGCCGGCAGATCGTTTCGAGCAGCCGGTTCCTCGCGCTGCCCCCCGGCGGCGAGTCGTAATACTGCTTGACGAGCATGGCGGCGAATCCGCCGGTGCCGCCGAAGTATTCGATGACGCGCTCGATGACTTCGGCGCTATGGGGGATGTTCGATCCGCCGGCCTTGACCTGCGAAAGCCAGAAATCGACACCAGACGCCTCAACCTTTGCCAGAGCGGCCCGGCGCTTGGCTTTGGCTCGACGCCGTTCTGCTTTTTTGGCGGCCTTACCGCAGGTGCGGCAGTAGGGGCGAAAAGCCCCTTCGCGAAGTCCGAAATGCTCTTGAGTAAGCGGGAAGGAAATCCCGCAACGCTCGCACAGACGGCTTTGATCCATGACCAAATGGCGACAGCCTGCCGGTAGACCCGACAGGCTGTCCGAAGGTTCCGGATAGGTCGGGCCGTCAAATCTGGTCGCATTCCAGATTGATCCGCGCCGTGGTTTCGTTGGCGTTGTAGCCGGCCCCAAAGATCACGCTGCCGCTGACGGCTCCCGTCGTGTTCGGGCTCACGGTCACGGTGGTGCCGCTGATCCCGGTGACGGTCGTGTTGGCAGCGATGCCGGTGCCCGACACCGTCATGCCGACGGTGATGCCGGCGGCGTTACCCACGGTGAACGTCGAGCCGATACCCGCCGAAGTGCCGGTTGTAGTGACGCCAGGGCGGATGGTCACGCCCACGATCGGATTCGTGGAGGTGTGCGTCTGGATCGTGCCACCGGAGGACGACACCTGCACCTTGCCTTGGGCGGCAATGAGAGCGTTGTCCTTGTTGACCGTGACCGGCCCCTTTACGACCAGCCACACGATGTCGTTTGGCCGCACGTCGATGTTGAGGTACTCGTCGAGCACCCCGAGCATCTTGCCGTTCGTGGTGTCCGTCGTAGTAGCGGTGGCCGAGAACGTGGCGAGCGGGCCCATGTCATTCATGACATAGACCTTGCCTCTGTCGGCCCCCAGCACGTTGATCAGCGAAGTGCCGACGTATCGTGCGGCGATGCAGTAGACCAGGCGGTTGCTGTTGCGAATCGCCGCAGGTCCGGTGCCGGGCACGACGTCTTGGAACGCCTTGACCTGCCCGACGATTTCGGCTCCCGCGATGGGGTTGCCGTTCACGTCGAGTTCGATCACCTCACCGTTGAGGAGCGTGGCGCCGCGAGGGAACGGAGGATCAGAGAACAGGCTGGACATGCGACGTACTCCGAGTGAAAGGGGTCAGGCGATCGGGGCGAGCAGGAAGAAATTTCTCGGCGAACGACAGCGGAGGTTGGCCAAGACAGAACAGGCGTACCTGTAGCTGGAAAGTTCCTCGTCGTAGAACGGTCCCTCGGCAACGAACAGCGTGTTCTCGAGGCTTCGCAGTTCCATGTTGCCGATCGAGAGGCCGTAGCCGCGATTCGCGGGGCAGGCGTACTCGCTCGTCACGGAGACACCGTCCTGCTGGAAAGTGTCGGTGAAGCCCAGCGCCGACAAGCCGGTGTTGCTGCTGACCTGGATGCGCTCTTTGCCGTCGAGCGTCGAGAGATACTGGATGTAGAGCTTCCGATCGAGAATCACCATGTCGATGGCCGCTTCGCGAGTATCGTTGCGGCGACAGTGGTGAATTCCCGCGCGGGTTGCTTCCACGCAGTTGTCGGCCCACGTGTTCTTGTTTTTGAAGCCCGTGCTCGTGTAATTCACGATACAAGGCGCGTAAAAATCTAGTTCAGGGTCGACCGGTGCTTCGGGCCATGTTCCGGTAGATCCGATGCGCCCACCGCCGTAGTAGCCGAGTTGCGTGGAGAGGCCGGCGTAGTTGTCGGATGGGTAGCCGAATCGGTCGATCGCGTTGCCGGTAGTACGCTTCGTTGCCACCGCAGCTCCGGCGGCTTCGCTGATGGTGCCGTCAAAGCCGAGGAACGAGTCGAGGCCGTGGAAGTCGTTTTCTCGGCCGGGTGCGTTCCCATCGGAATAGACCTGGTACGAGAGGTGCTGCTCAAGCGACTCCTGCAACCGCTGCGCCATCTGGCCTGCGACGTTGACGAGCGCTTGCTGCCCACGGTTCTCCAGGAGCTCGCGCCTGAAAACCGAATCTTGGGTCGTGAAGCCCCTGTAGGGAAGTTCGGCGCGCTTCCAGAGATTCTGGCGAGCGAAGGTACGCGGTGTGTCACCAGTCGAACCCGAAACGGGTGCCGACCTATATCTCACATTCCAGTCGAAGCCCCTGCCCGATTGGTTCATGAGTACGTTGCCCGACTGCTCGAGCATCGCGAACACCTTGAACTTGCGGAAGGTGGCTAGCTCTTCTTCCCTCAGGTGCGCCGTGATCGTCGTCCCGATTACTCGCGCCCAGTCGCCTACGCTGGCCATGATGCGTCACCTTTCGTGGGTTAGATCAGTCCTTCCTCCGCCAGCTTCGTTCGGAACTTGTCCTCGAATGAAGTTCGTGGCGGCGGCACTCGCGGGTCGGTCGTTCCCGGAGAACTTCTCGGAGCGGTTCTCATCGCCTGTTGGCGGAGAAACTCCATGTTCTTCCGGGCTGCGTCTTCACCGGGAGTCGGCTGTTGCGGTGTCGGCTGCTGGGTGGAAAGTCCTGCCGTGGCTTGCTGGTAGAAGTTGAGCAACAGCTCGCGTTCGACCATCGCCTTGGCGTACTCCCAGCGGGGCTTGGCCCCTTGGATGCCGCTCCGCTTGGCGTCCTCCACATATTTTTGGGCGAGAACTGCCTCTCGAGAGACATTCCCTTTTTCGTCGCGAAGCCAATCGGCGTTCTCGTGTTCGACCTGGGCGACGAATTGCTCCTCGTCCCGGCGGGCCAACTGCTGTTGGATCAGCTCTTGGGCACGCTGTTCGGCGACCTTCGCCACCATCGGAGCCAGCGTTTCCTCGGGGTTTTCGAGGAATTTCTTGGCGAAGTCGGCCCGGTACGCTTGGTACTCGGCCAGGGCATGCCGAGCGTCCAACGGGGCATCGGTAGCGATGACTTCCCGACCGTTCTCGTCTTTGACGAGGTACTGCTTGAACGCATCGCGGATCTTGGGCGGGTTCCACCAGCCCTGTTCCTCCGCTGTCTGTTGCGTCGCCTGTTGGGGGGCTTGTTGGCCAGCCTTCCACCGCTCGTAGAGTTCCCGGTTTGACAGGTAGTCGCTGGCAACCGGGAGGATCGACTGGTACTGCCGGAGCTGGTGCTGGAGTGCCTGCTCGCGTTGGAGTGCCTGGTAGACGCTCGACGCGATTTCCTCCTCGGGCTTGCCCTCGAAAGCCGGCAGGTGCTTGAGGGAATCCCAAGGAGAAACGGCCTCGACCGGGGCTTCCTCCGCCGGCGGGGCAGGGGAAGCCGCCTCAACGTCGGGGCTCGCGTCGACCGTTTCGGCCTCGGGAACCTCGACAACCTGTTCGTCCGACACGTCGCTGGGCATCGCTGCCTCGCCGGGTTTACCTCGCCAATGATTGACGGCCGTACAGTGTTGTACCTCTGTCTAGTAAACCCCGCAACTCGCCCTGCCTTCGTTGATAGGTGTCGTCCAGGTGCCGTCGATAGTTCGGGTCGTTTGCCTTCACGGGGTTGCCCTGCTCATCGGTGACGATGCTGGTTTCCATCGGCGCGAAGAACGACGCGAACGCGCTCGAAGTCGACTGTGTTGGCCCCGGTTGGTTGGCGGCCTGCATGGCGGTATTCGTCGGGATTTCTTGCGCCAAGTCGTCGAGCGTGTTGTCGACGGTCCGCCGGATAGCTCCTGCCCCCGAAAGAGCCGCCCGGCGCGCGACGGCCTTGGTTCCGGACTTCGACGCATCCATGAGGCCGCCTAGCAGGGACGGGCTACCCTTCAGCCCGCCGGCCCCCAAGGTGAGAATCGTTTGGAGATCCACCGCATCTCTGGGGTAGTTGGCGATCATTTCCCCAAATGGCGACAGGTAGGTTGCCTCCACCGGCTTCGCGGGTTTGCTCGGGGAACTTCTCCCCATCCAGTCGTGCCCCGCCAGAAATGCCTCGACAGGGATTGAGTAGTTCCTGACCAACTCCGGGTATTCCGCGTTGGCGAATCCCCGGGCCTTTTGGTCGAAGTCCCGTAGGTCGCGGATCAACTGCCGCATTTCGCGTGGATCGGCACCGGTGGGGTAGCGAGGGGTGATTCTGAACAGGTCGTCCCGCATCTTCTGGAGCTGCTCGCGATCAGCGGCCTCGAGATCGAGGTTGTAGAGGTACCGCTCGGGGAGCTGCTGGTTGTAGTAGGGGATGTAGTTGTCGGTGGAATCGAGCTTCGTGGTGACGCCCTCCAGCGTCGTCGACGAGATGCTTGGATACTTCGCTCCGCCGGCTGAGGTGGCGGCGGTGCCGTCCGGTTCTCCCTGTTTCCACCAATACATGCTCTCCGTGAGCCGGCCCGTCGGCGTGTTGAATCGGCTGGCAGCAAGCGCCGGCGTTGCACCTGGAATACCGGCCCGCATGTCGAACGGAGCCCCGAGGACGCCGAGAACCTTCGATCCGAGGTCCGACCACACTGGGGCGAAATCCCCGTTCTGAAACGTCGTGAAAAGGTTGTAGACCCGTTCCGACTGATAGCCCTGCTCGCCGTCCGAAGTAAGACGATACCGGGACTCTAACGGGCCATCCTTGGCGAACTCCGCCACCTGTTCGGGCGTTGCCCCAGTATCCCAGCCATGTTCGGCGTTGCGGCCCGGGAGGTTGTCCCTCAACTGCCCGAGGAGCGCGTCACGAAGGGCGATGCCGGCTTCGTCGCTCTCGTCGAATGGCATCCCTGCGAGTGACTGTTTGGCCGTGTTGATGGCGGATTCCGGCAAGTTGCTTCTTGCCGCTGCCATCGTGAGGTACTCGTCGGGAGTGACCACGCGATCACCGATCTTCACGACCGGCATATCCATCGCCTGCCCCGTTGCCTCGAGAAACAGGGCGTATTCCGGCGGCGGTTCGGCTTGGAACTGCTGAATGTCGTCCGGGTAAAGCTGCGTGTCGAGCCGCTTGGAGAGGTATTTGCCCGCAGCGTTGGCCGAGTCCTCGATGGCCTGTCCCGCCTGCCGATACAGCCGTTGAACCAGCGTTTCCCCGGCTTTGGCTCCTCCGTAGTAGCCGTAGGACTCAGGCATTGGGACTCCTTCGCCACGTGCGGAACAGTTGCTTGTGGTCGTTGCTCGATAGCCACCAGAGCACGAGCAGCCTCACAAGCTCGCCGATGAGGCTGGATAGCACGATGATCCAGATCGACCCGTAACGCCGGCCGTTGTAAATCCGGCGGACGTCCGATCGCAGCGAGTCCGCCATGTAGGTGAAGGCCTGCGTGTCACTGTCGGCGGCCTTGGTCATGTCATCCGACCATCGATCAAGGGCGAGGGGTAACAGCGCAAGAACGCGTCGACGCCCCGCGACCCACTTCGATGCCGGGAGACGGGACCAGACCCACTCCTCGAGCCCTGCGTACTCGTCAGCGGCAGGGGCCATGAGTCTTCTTCATCTGCTCGTAGGCAGCATTGAGCTTGTCGTGGATCGTCTTGCCCTTGGCGGGCTTCTTGGCGTTTTTCTTCATGGCACGTGCCCCGAGAATGGGATCACCCCCTTTCCTTCGGATGCGCCGGCGCGGCCGGCTAGGGCGGTGGGGTCGCCCTATTTATGGGAGGCAAGCAGCCTCTTTGGACCCAGGAGAGTCTGACTTTTGCAAGGCTAGTGGTGACACAACCCCCGTTTCGCCCGGGATTGGCGAAGTTGTGTCACCAGGCAGTGGCCATTTGCGGTGCGAGCCTTACGTCGGCGTGTGCAACTGCACCTGGCGGCGGAACTCGAGCGGGCTGGCGAGGAACGCGAAGCTCTGCTTCTCGGTCGCGACGGCAACTCGGACGGTGCCGAATCCGAAAATCCGTCCCACGATCCCTTGGTCAACTGCCAGAGAGTCCACCTTGCCCAGCATCAGCTCCATGGTTTTCCGGCGAATGAATCCCTGTTTCATGATTACCCGCCGGTTCGTCACCGCAAACTCTGACGTTTTGTAGGTGATCGCGTGGGAGATGGCGCTGACGATGCCCGCCAAGACCACGAAAACACCAAGGATGATCGCCCCCAGCCCGGCGTCTCGTTCGCTGGCATTCATACTGATTCCCGTCCGAAACAGGAAAAAAGCGAATGCGAACCAAAGGAGTGGCCGCAGGAAATAGAACCAGTGGAGGTGAGCCCGGTAGACGACCTGCTCGTTCGGCAGCAGGTTGGAGTCGACATATCCACCCCGTTTTCTCGCAACTGGCGGCGCTGCAGTAGTCACCACTGACGGGGCGGGCGACGCCACTGCCGTTGGTATTGCAGACGGCGCTTTTGCGACAGGAGCGCGGGGAGGTGGGGCAGGATCAGCTGCGATGGGCGGCTGGACGAATAGCCCTTTCACCCTGCCGGCCGGCACCCATGGGCCGTTCTGATTCTGCGAAACCTCTGTGGTCTGATCGATCTTGCCGTCAGCCACCAACTGCTTGAGCTTGGCTGAGTCAAGCGGGCCGTAGACCTTCCCATTTCCACGAACGAACCATGTGGCGGCCATGTCTACTTGTTTTCCTCGGCGTTCGGCTTGCTAGGTACGAGTGCTTTCACGGAGGACACAGCGATTGGATCATTCCCATCGACGGTTAACTTGCCGCGAGACAAATCGCGGATGTACCCGAAGGACAGGTCATCGTTCTTCCGTACGATGGAGAAGTAGTCATCGCGTCCGTCAAACTTGATGCTGCGGACGTTCGAGAGACGGATGTTCTGGCTCGTGTACGCCGGATGTCCCGCCACGTACATCGAGAACACGCTCACGTTCAGTTGGCCGTCCTTGAGCCCCTGGACGTTCCCTTCGACCTTCTGCCCATTCTTCATGGTGATCTCGTCGGCAATCGTTATGCCGCAGGCTAGAACGCAACAGATCAGTGCAGCAGAACGCATGATTCCTCCCGGCTAACGAACAGACTGCGGGGAACGCCGCTTATCCCTTTCGGCTTTATCCATCTTTCTCCACTCCCAGGGAGGCACACGACGGGGATCGGCCCACAAGCCGCGGCCAGCGTCCTTGGCAGCCTTCTCGCCATCGGCGTACTTTTTGCTCTGGTCGTACTTGGTGTAGTGCCAGGCCATGCCAGCCTCGAGCATGGCCAGCCCCACGTCACGGCCATCGACGTAGACGCGTCCGATGGTGCGGTCGTACTTGTCCGGCCCCTCGGTATCGATACGGACGGTCTTGCCAAAGACCAGACCCGAGAGCGTTGACTTCGCCCGGTTGGAGAAAGGCTGGCCTCTCTCCGGGGCATCGATTCCATCGAAGCGAACGCGGTGCTGCTTCTTGGAGTTGTCGAGGACGTCGATCGTGTCGCCGTCGATGACACCCACAACCTTGCCTTCAAGTGCGAAGGCCGGCGACGCGAGCACAGCGAGGAGTACGAGAGAGCGAAGCATTGGAATCCGCGAGGACTGTGGGATCGCGGATTCTGGATTACCCGAGGGACAACCTTGGTCCAGCGCCTCTATCCTCCAAGACGAGAATGGGGGGTGTCAGGGGCAAAATGGAATTCGGGAAAAAATACGGGCGGGGCACGTGACAGATGTTTTCGCGGGGCCGGGGGGGCCGGGGGAGGGGTCGGAAGCCCCTGCCCCGTCTAGGTTTGCGTTCCCCCCGACGGTTCCCTGCCGCCGACCGGCCCCGCGCGCCGCCACCGGTCGAGTCCCCCGCTCCCCGTCCCTCCCCCTCCCGGTCTGCCCCCTCGCGGGTCTGCCCCGTTCCCCCCCGCGCTCCGGCCCCGTGCCGGCCCCGTGCGGCCCGTTCCCGCCGGCCCCCTGCCCGGGATACCCCCGCGGCCCGTCGCGGCCCGTGCGGCCCCGTCGCGGGCCGGGAGCATCGCGGGCCGGAGCATCCCCGCGCGTCGATCCCCGGGCCGTCGGCGCATGAAAAAACCCCCTGCCCCGTGGAAGGGGCAGGGGGCAGGGATCGACGCCGACGGGAAGCCTACGCGCTCCCCTTCGCGGCCCGCGCTTCGGTTCCCTTCGCGGTCGCAAACTCCGCCCACCGCGTGACGGCTTCGGGGTTTTCGAGCATCCATGCGAGAAGGTACGCGCACTCCGCGGGATCGCCGGAGATTCCGCGCGTCGGATGATGCCGGCCCTGAGCATCCTTCCAGAAGCGCTTGTTGTACGTCAGTTCGGCGTACCCTTCGCGGTTCACGACGATCTCGACCGTCTTCCCGTTGGGAAGCATCTCGACCCCCTTCGCGTACTCGTATCGGGGGTTCGGCTTCAACTCCACGA